GCTTCGCCGTTGCCGTGAGCAGCCCCGAGCGCTGCATCTGCCAGGACAGCTCGTCGAGCACGCAGCCCGTATACATCGCAAAGCGCGGCACATCCGGCATCGCCGTCTCGATGGCCATGCTGGGCAGAGTCCAAAGGCCGGACTGGAAGGTGTGCGTTCTGGTGGTCGTTCCCGTCGTCGTGGGCTGACCGAAGGCCGCCTTCAGCCAGAGGCCGAAGTTCTCGACATCGATCGGCACAACAACATCGCCATCCGCAGTGACCGCGTCCTTGATCGGCGCCAGCGGATCGCGCCCGTAGCCGAGCAGTTCGCTGTTGATGAGCGGCTGCTCCGCGCCAAGCGTCGTGCTGGCGAACGGCACCAGGCGGTAGCCCGACGTGGGCGCGGTGCCGTAGACGGTCTCGAACGCAAGCGCCATCTGCGCCCGCGCCCCGTGAGCTCGTGCCATCGTGATCTCCTTTGGTGAAGTGCGTCAGCCGAGCGGGTCGGCTGTCGTGTAGTGGAGGACGACCGGGATGACGGCTGCCTTCAGACTGGCGGCGCCCTCCACGGCCAGATCGACCGGGCGCGGCGCTTCCGCCTCCACCCAGTCGCAAAGGCCACCCAGCGTGCGGTCGGCGGCAAGCGCCGTGCCGACGCCAGCGCAGAGCGTATCGAAGGCAGCATCGCGCCCCGTGCCCTGCACGACCGCTTCGATCTCGGCCCGGTGCCGGTAGTGGTAGCGCAGCGGCGACAGCGTGACGTCCGGCTCGCCCGGATCGCCGTCGCGCAGGATCAGGAGGCCTGCGGTCGGCACGCGCTCGGGCAGCACCTCACCGCGCAAGGCGGTGGCGGGCAGCGTCCCGAGCAGCGCGTGCAAGGCGGCAAGGACGGTTTCGCGGGTGGTCGGCATCGCTCACCACGGCTCCGCATCGAGCCGTTCGACGGCGGCCAGGATCACCCCGAGCACACTGGCCGGCCTCGATACGGTTTCATCCGCAGGGTCCAGCACGCTGCCCAGCGACCGCCGCAGATCGCCCGGACGCGCGCCGAACTGCAGCGCGATGGAGATCATTACGCAGGCGTCCTCTACCAGCCGCTGCATGTCCGAGCCGCCGCGCAGTCCGGAGGCGAACACCTCGTGCACGCGGCCGTTGAGCGCGTAGCCCGCAGTGATTGCAAAGGCGTGACCGTTCCAGTCGAGGTCGACGGTGATCGAGGGACGGCGGTTCGGCAGTCGCTCGCGGGGCACAGTTCAATCCTTCCAGTTCGCGACGATCAATCCCGGCACGCCGTCGATGGCCCGCTCCGCATCCCGCGCAAGGTCCAGCCGCTTGCGCAGCTTGACCTGCGGCACGAGCAGGAAAATAGGAACGGTGGTCAACCCGCGGCCGGTCTTCGAACGTGAAGCCACTGCCAGACCTCGGCTGTTGAGCCACCCCTCCGCCACCAGCAGGCTCGGCCCCAAGCGGCGATAGACGAACCGCAGCCGCAGGCCGGTGCGGCGTTCCCATTCGCCGGGGGTGATGCGTCCGCCGCGCGTCGATTTGCCCGCCGCTGGCAGCGGGATCGCAAGCCAAAACCCGTTCTGCGACCGGATCAGCGGCCCGGCGTCGTGAGCGCCCACGATGACCGGGGCGTTCGACCAGACCAGCGCCGCGGCGTTCAGACTCTCGCCCGACCTCGGGAACGTCTGGCTGCGGATCGAGTTGGCCAACCGCTGACCCAGACCCGCGCCGGTGATCTGGCCGCGCCACGCGGATTTGAGGCCCGCGCCCGCCTTGCGCATGGCGGTGGTGACGGCGCGTTCGCCCGCCGCGACCTCGGCCGCCATCATCGCGACGATGTCGGGATCGATGTCGAGCTTGAGATTCATCCCGATCACGCCGGGCGCAGGTCCAGCGTCCAGATCAGCCGTTCCCGGTCGCGCAGCGGTTCCCCCTGGATCACGTGGCTTTCGGCACCGATGACGATCACGTCGCCCGGGCGCGGGTCAGGCAGGTCGGCCACGCGGACGTCAATCACCGTCGTGTCGTTGACGATCCGCGCCGCCCCGAAGTCGGTGACGCGGTCGGGCGCACGGCGGATGACGCGAATATCGCGCTCCTCGGAGGTTGTGACCGAAATCCAGCGTGCCGGGACCGCCATGGACGCATGGCCGAAGAGCCGGTCCATGGCGGCGGCGAAGACGGACATGAATGGCGCCCGTCAGTTCGAGGTGTGCAGGCGGATCGCCAGCCGCGGCCGCTTGTTGACCGGCAGGATCGAGGCCTCGGTCATCACCTCGATCCAGCGGCCCTTCTCGTCGAGATGCTGGCGCGCATAGACGGGCAGGCCAATGGTGTTGGCGGTCTCCATGAGGTTCGCCGGGCCGCCGTAGGTGACGAAGGTATCGATGGTCCCGAGCGGGAATGCGACACCCTCGTTCGCCGGAACCAGACGTTCCGTGGCCCCGGTCGAAAGGGTGACGGTGCCCGAATATTCCTCGAACACGATCCCGCCGAAGGGGAAGTTGCGGCGGACATCCTCGCGCAAGGGCTGAGCGCCCGTCGCGGCGTAGAACTTGTAGGCTTCCTCGACCTTCGGATGCGCGATCAGCTTGTCGAAGAATTCGCGGCTGACCAGCGCATGGACCGAGGTCATCGTCTCGCCCAGCAGGTTGTCCTCGATGGCGCGCAGCACCTCGCGGACCTTGCCCTGCACGTTCGTGCCGGGCGTGCCGAGCACGAAATCGACGGAGATTTGCGAGAGTCCGAACTCCGTGAAGTAGTTGTAGATCGTGGTCCCCGCCCCGTCCTTCACGATGCCGCGCAGCGCGTTCATCTCCATGTATTCGCGGGTCTGGGCGTGCTTGCGCCGCATCAGCTGGAGCTTGCGGTTCATCACCTCGACCAGCGGATCGGCCTCATCGGACGCGCCCAGCGCCGGCTTGCCCTGGATGTCCGATGGCAGGATCACGTCATCATGCGGAATCCACGGCAGGACGAAGGACCGCATCGACCGGCCCTCCCGATTGCCGACCGTGGCGGGGCCGCCCAGAGGGACGGAGGGCAGCAGGTTCAGCACGCCCTCGTACTGTTCGATGATGACCGTGCGCTGGCTGATCCCCTCGAAACGGAAGAGGCCGATCTGCGCAAGGCGGGTGTAGAGGTTGGGCAGGATGTTGATGGCCTGCGTCATCTCCGCCAGCGAATAGCCGCCGGCGTCGAAGGGGTTGCGGACGATGGTCATGGCAGGTCTCCGGGGGGATGAGGGGGATCAGGCAGCGTCGCGGGCGACGATGCCGGCAGCAGCCAGCTGGCCGATCTTGGCGGCGATCTTGGCCGCATCATTGACGCTGGCGTCGTAGGCGAGGGCCGCGCGCGACACGATGGCCGGGCCGCGGGCCACGACAACGCCGGTGGCGTCCGCCGCGGTCGCATCGACGGCATGGAGCAGCACGGCCGAGGCGGTCTGCGCGCCGTCCGATCCGGTGTGCGTCGAGAGCTTGTACTTGCCGTTCGCGGTGATGCGGCCGAGGACGGCACCGACGGGATAGGCGGTGCCTGCGAGCAGCGTCACCACTTCGCGGGTGTAGTTCGGGTTGACGTCGTATTTGAGGACGTCGCCCATGCCGGGCGGTTCGGTCAGGACGGGCATGATTCAATCTCCTGGATGTTCGGGGGATGGGGTGCGCCGGGATCAGCGCGAGGCGGCGACGGCCGATTTCCTGGCGGCCGCCACGATGGGGCTTTCCCTGGGCCCGGGGGCCGGGGCCATGGCGATGATGCCCGCGGCATCGCTGCGGGCAGCGAGATCGGCCAGAACCCTGGCGCGCAGAACATCGGGTTTCACGCCCTTGGCGACGGCATCCGCGGCATCGATCCGGATGCCGAGGCGGGCGGCCAGCGCGCAGACCTGCGCAACCTCGGCCGCCTCGGCACGGATGGCTTCGGCGGAAAGCGTCGCTTCCGGCTCCGGCGGCGCGCTTGCCGTGGGCGCGGTCGGTTCCGGCAAGGTGGTGGCATCAAGCGCGGGGACAGGCTGCGCATGATCTTCGGAGGCAGTGGTCATCATCGGACCCTTTCCCTTGGGTTTGGACGTGCGGATAGCAGTGCCGCGGGATGCGGCGACGAAAGCGCGGAAGGCGGTGACGGGATCGGCCACCTCGTCGGCAAGGCCGACCATGACCGCCACCTCGCCGCGGTAGACGTCCGCCTCGGTGTCCAGTGCGCTCTGGGCATCGAGAACGTTGCCGCGGCCCTTGGCGACGGTCTCGGCAAAGAGCCGACGGAGGTCTTCCAACTCGCCCGCGATCCGGTCGCGGACGGCCTCGGGCAGGGGCTGGTATGGGTTGGCGTCGATCTTGCGCGCGCCCGCATGGATCAGCGTGACGGTGATGCCGTCCTGGTCCAGCGACCTGCTCATGTCGGTGTGCATAACAACGACGCCAATGCTGCCGACCGTGCCGGTGCGGGACAGGACGATCCGATCAGCCTGCGATGCGAGCGCGTAGGCGGCCGAAAGCGCGTGATCGGCGACAAAGGCCTGCACGGGCTTGACCTGCCGTGCCGCGCGGATGCGATCCGCAAGATCGAATACGCCGTTCACCTCGCCGCCGAAACTGTCGATATCGAAGGCGATGCCGCGGATCGCAGGGTCGGCCAGAGCCGCCTGCAGCTGAGCGGCGATCCCCTCGTAGGAGGTCAGACCGGAGGATTGCCCGATCCACGCCCCGCGATGCACCAGCGTGCCCGCGATTTCAATGACCGCAATCCCGTCCACCACCGCGAAAGGCTGGCGTCCGTTCCGCGCCTGCTGGATGGCCAGGTCATCACCGAACAACGATGACCTGACGGGCAGACTGGCAGCGGCCTGCTCCGAGGGGTCCACGGTCAACCCGTTGACGCTGATCTCCCGCCCCACGATCCGAGGTCCAAGCCCGGCGAGCAAGGCCAGTGCCTTGACGGGATCGACCATCAGCGGCGTGTTGAAGACGCGCTGCGCGATCTGGGTGTAGTGCATCAGTCGTCCTCCACCGAGGGCGCCGCGTCATCGCCGCTCACGCCGCTGTCCGGCACGCGCGCGGGCGATCCCGGCCGCCGGAAGTCCAGGCCCAGCGCGGCCTCACGCCTGCGTTCGGCGGCGATTTCCCGATCCACCTGTTCGGCGTCGTAACCGCGCTCGGAAATCGCCTGCGTGCGTGATTTCAG